GTCTTGCGCTGGCGCTGAAGACGAGATTAACTTCGGAGATGATGTCATCTTGGTTGTTAGTAAATTCTCAGAAGCATTATCTAATGTACAGCGTGAGCTGAGCAAGATTAAAAACAATTTTACGTGGGATGTACCAGAAATGGTACTATTTTTCAGTGACTCTAAAAATTTTAGGAAAAAAATTTACCCTGATTACAAGGGTCATCGAAATAGAAAAAAGCCCTGCGGTTATCGCCGCGTAATTACAGAACTGAGTAAGCAGTACAAAGTTATCAGGATGCCTGAGCTTGAAGCTGATGATGCCATGGGTATCTACGCTACAGCTAACCCAGGTAACATCATCGTGTCTCCCGACAAGGACATGAGACAGATCCCTGGTCGTTTGTACAATCTTGACGAAGTGATAGACATCACGCCGGAAGAGGGTATGAAATGGCACCTGATCCAGACGCTTGCAGGTGATCAGACTGATGGTTACAGCGGCGTCCCTGGCATTGGTATCAAACGTGCGGTAGCTCTGTTTGAAGAGAGCGGGTACACGTGGGAGACTGTTGTCAAGGCGTTCGCAGACAAAGGTCTAGACGAAGAAGTTGCTTTGACAAATGCCAGACTCGCACGAATTCTCACACACGAAGATTTTGACCAACGCAAACAACAGGTCATACGATGGACTCCCGCCACCGCCAGTGATAGAACTGACGATGGAGCAGGACCTCAAGATCAGACGCCTTAAGGACTTACTGCCTGAGGCTGACAAGGATGACATCATCACCTTGTTCCTAGCACTACAACGGCAGAACTTCTGCCTTTCCAATACAGTTTCCAACCTAGTTAAGGCATGGACCACAAATCACCCTCCCATTACACCCGAGGATCCATAGAAGTATGGGACTTTATACGGGATCAAGAACTCAACTATCACCTAGGCAATGCTGTTAAATACATTTGCAGAGCCGGTTTTAAGGGTGAAGACACAAAGGTTAAAGACCTAAAAAAAGCAATCCACTATCTTGAGAATGAACTCCTACATACACACGAGCCTGATGGACCAAGCGGAAGAGTTCCGCAGCGCCTATTCCCTTTTCAACAACGACCCCAGTGGGACGAGAGCAACCCAGAAATCTTTGATCGATGAGGAATGGTCAGAGTTTCACGAAGCCTACCACATGAAGGATGAGTGTGAACAACTGAAGGAACTTGCTGACTTGGTGTATGTTTGCTACCAGTTCGCTGCTTCTCAAGAATGGGATCTCGATGAAGCAATGCATCGTGTCCACAAATCAAACATGTCTAAGCTCGGAGAGGACGGAAAACCTATCTACCGAGTAGATGGTAAGGTCATGAAAGGGCCAAACTATCAGCCTCCAACTTTGAACGACCTTATTATCGAATGACCACCTCATACATCGCACGCACCGGTCGTGTCCAGTCTTGGATTGACGACCCTACCTCCCGGTTGCCTGTTAGTTGCACTGTTTTTACCGTTGAAGATTCTATCGAGGGAGAAAATGGAATTGAAGCATCCTGGAGATTTGTATCACATGCTCTACGATTCGGAGCAGGTTGCGCGGTTCACTTGTCGAAACTGCGACCCAAAGGAACAGAAAATGACAAAGGGTTGGTTGCATCTGGACCAGTCTCCTTTGCTAAAATTTACTCAACGCTGAATGAGATTCTTCGTCGCGGTGGCGTGTACAAGAACGGTGCTTGCGTGGCTCACCTAGATTTGTCGCACCCTGACGCACTCGAATTTATTCAAACTCCTCGCCATGAATTACCTTGGATCAAACGATGTATCAACATCAAACAGGAGTGGTGGGATTCTTGTACGTTTAAAGAAGAACTCCTTTTCGGCATTAAATCAGGTGACATTTGGCTCAACAAAGTAAAGTATGACAATGAAGGAAACCGAATCCGAGGAAATGTGTGTCTTGAAGTTTACCTGCCCTCACGAGGAACTTGCTTGTTACAGCATGTCGCTCTCGGTGCATGTGAATTCGACGACATCCCAAGAGCTTTTGCTGAAGGTATGTCCGAGCTGTGCAGCCTTCATGGCAAAACAGGTGTTGGAAAAAGCGGTGAATACCTCCCTTCAGAAACCGACCGACAAGTTGGGTTGGGACTACTCGGACTTGCTAACTTACTACGGCGGTACGGAGTAACCTATGAGCAATTTGGACTTGCTCTAGAGCAGTACAATAGAGGAGAAGTGGTACGCACGCCGGCCTTTGAACTGGTTTGCCAGTTTGCTGACGGTATTAAATCTGCGGCCGAGATTGCTCGATCAGCTGGTATGGTTCGAGCCTTTGCTATCGCACCCACTGCCTCCTGCAGTTATCGAAGCCTAGATCTGGATGGCTATACTCAAGCACCAGAAATTGCACCACCTATTAGCCGGACAGTGGACCGTGACAGCGGTACGTTCGGGGTACAAACATATAAATATGGCGACGTAGAAATCGCCTCGGAAGTAGGGTGGAACAACTACAAGCGTGTTGCCGATGGCATCATGACGTTGCTCGATCGTACGGGACTTCTTCACGGGTATAGCTTCAACAGTTGGAGTGATGTTGTCACATATGACAATGCCTTTATCGAAGAGTGGTTGGAATCTCCTCAAACCTCCCTTTACTATAGTCTGCAAGTCATGGGCGACACACAAGATAAGTCTGATGTTTATGCAGCTATCAAGGAAGACGTCGATCAGTATCTTGCAGACATTTTAAATGAAGAACTCAATTGTGACTGTCAAGAATGAACCTAAACCCTTATCAGAAACTTCTCAAAAGAAAGAGAAAGTGGACACCGGTGAAGATGACTGCCGGTGCATGCAAGGAGGGTGCGGAGGAGACAATCCTCCGTGCACTTGCATTGCGACACATGGAACTGCCTGTGGGAGATTTCATCACCGATGCTCTCTCCAGTGAAGTACCAGATCTTGCGAGAGAAATATTGCTCTCAAACGTCAACGACGAAATTAACCACGACATCGCACTTGGTTACGTTGCCTCTGCTTACGGCGTTGATGAAAAAGCTGAGGCTGAAGCCCTCAGACTTAAAGCCGCTTGGGAAGCACATCCAGATCACACGATCACAAAAGCATTGGTTGCCGAACGTGCGATATTCTTCGTTCTTTTACCCTTCTTTCGCTTTAATGGTGACGCTGGTATGAGGACAATTTCAGCCGATATCAGCCGAGACGAACAGGTCCATGTGGCGGTGAACTCACTGGTACACACCGAGCTGGGCTACAACATCAGCCCATCTCTGGACAAGCTTCGCAAGGCTACTATCAACTGGGTGATGCAGCCTCTGGGCGAGCATTCCGATAGATATTTGAACAAAAAATTTTGGCTAGATCAGAGTGACAACTTGATGTATCAAGGTAAGGCACCACAACTAGCCGCCACCCGTGCAGCACGTATGCCTGCTTTCTTTGAACATGCAAATACAAACCTCCCACAGTACGCTTAGTATTGGCTTGACTGTAGATGCTCTGGTCAGTGAACTGGAGGACAGATTTCCGCTGACCAATCCTGGTCCCGCTGATCAAATCAACTCGATTATGTATCAAGCCGGTCAGCGTAGTGTCGTGGACTGGATAAACTCACGTATTCAAAACGAGGAACTTTAACAATGGGTGATGGTGGAGCAGCCAGGCGCGAACGCCAGGCTAGACGCGATGCCGAACGTCGTGCACGAGAAGATGCACGGCGCTTTGAAGACCAAATGCGCAGAACTGAAGCGTCAAATAAAGAACGTCTTGCTCAGATTCAAGCACAGAACCAGAAGCAGCAAGCTGCACTAGAACAGACCATGCAAGCTAACGTTGCTGAACTGTCACGAGCACCGACAACTATCCGTCGTAAGAAACGTAAAACACGTGGAGCAGGTGGTCTTGGACGTGATCGTCTACGCATTGCAATGGAACAAAAAGGATCTTCTACTAACCTAGGCTAATGAACGCACGTAGTAGGTACGATCATCTAACCGGTCACCGGAATCAATTTCTTGACATTGCAGTTGAGTGTTCTGAACTGACCCTTCCGTATCTCATCCAACGTGATGAGTTACGTCCTTCTCATAAAAATCTACGTCAACCTTGGCAGAGTGTAGGCAGTAAAGCAGTAGTGACTCTGGCATCTAAACTGATGCTAGCACTGCTGCCGCCACAGACTTCTTTCTTTAAGCTACAGATTCGTGACGACAAGCTCGGCACTGAACTGCCTGCTGAGATCCGGTCTGAACTAGACCTAAGCTTTGCTAAGATGGAGCGTATGGTGATGGACTCGATCGCTTCTTCTAGTGATCGTGTCGCTGTACACCAAGCTATCAAGCACCTAGTGGTTGGTGGCAACGCATTGATGTTTATGGGTAAGGAGGGGATCAAACACTATCCGCTCAACCGCTACGTCGTAGAACGTGATGGCAACGGTAACGTAATTGAGATCGTCACCAAAGAACTTATTAACAAACAACTCCTGCCGAAGGAGTTCCAAGAACTTAAGCAACAACAAAGTGTTGGTACCCGTTATGGTTCTAGCGCTGATGACGTGGAAATTTACACACACGTCAAGTTAGACAACAATCGGTGGGTCTGGCATCAAGAGGCTTTCGATAAAGTTATTCCAAACACTGACGGCAAAGCACCAAAGGATGCTAACCCTTGGTTAGTACTCCGGTTCAACTCTGTTGATGGTGAGAACTATGGCCGCGGCCGTGTTGAAGAATTCTTGGGTGACCTTAAGTCACTTAACGCTCTATCACAAGCTATGGTAGAAGGCTCTGCAAGCGCCGCTAAGGTGGTCTTTGTAGTCAGCCCATCCTCTACCACTAAACCACAGACCATTGCTCAGGCAGGCAACGGAGCTATCGTACAAGGGCGACCTGAAGACATCGGTGTTATCCAAGTTGGTAAGACTGCTGACTTCTCTACAGCTCTGCAGATGATGCAGACTCTTGAACGTCGCATTCTTGAAGCGTTCCTTGTCTTGACTGTACGTCAGTCTGAGCGCACTACTGCTGAAGAGGTACGCCTTACTCAGCTTGAATTGGAACAGCAGCTCGGCGGTCTTTTCTCTTTGCTGACCGTAGAGTTTCTGGTCCCTTACTTAAACAGGAAACTACTGGTGCTGTCCAGAAGCGGACAGCTACCTAAGTATCCTAAAGATCTGGTTGCACCAACTATTATTGCTGGTATCAACGCACTGGGTCGTGGTCAAGACCGTGAGTCCTTGACTGCGTTCATTCAAACCATTGCCCAGACCCTTGGTCCTGAAGCTTTGTTGACATTTATCAACGCTGACGAAGCGATCAAACGGTTGGCAGCAGCACAAGGCATCGATGTTCTTAACCTTGTTAAGAGTGTTGAAGACCGTCAAGCTGAGTCTGATGCAGCTGCACAGCAAGAACAAGAGATGGCAGCATTGCAGCAAGCACCACAACTATTGAAGAGTCCTATGATGGATCCTTCTAAGAACCCTAACGCTGAAGCTATGCTGGCTGAAGCTATTTCA